TTTGATCTACTTCTGAAGGATTGGTAACAGGAGGTTGTTGAGTAGTATTTTGTGTTGTTTGGGGATTTGTTGTAGTTGGTTGACCTTGTACTGGTTGTTGTACAGGTTTGGTAGATTTAAGTCCGCTTGCTCTACTAACATTCCTTTGAGCTACTTTGGCTACTCTATCTCGATTTTGTCCATAAACATCTTTAGCTCCCTGCCAGGCTCCTTGAACTCCACCTACAGCTTTTCCTAACCCTTTGGCTACTGTACCTATACCCTTACCTATCCCAGCTAGGCTTAATTCATCTAATTGTTGTTCAGAGATAAGTTCAGAGATATGCATAAAGGTAAAGTCCTAAGTAATAGTAAGTTTATTTATAATGAGCTGACGCTCATTTGCTCTTTCGTTATCACTCAGAGCAACTGTTATCTTCGTAGAAGATTCTAGTATCATCCAGATTCTTTGGTCACACTTTGCCCGCACAGGGCAAAAAATGACATCATCCGAGTTCGAACAGTCACTTAGTGTTAGAGCGTTACAGTGGCGGTTGACCGGTACCACGAGCTCCGTCTTTATATCAACGGCAGTTTACATATATACACTAACATATGTGTAAACCTGGGGTTTCTCTCCCCTCCTTTTTGCCTTTTTTCTATTCTTCAAACAACTAAACCACGGCGAATTTGTGATCTTGGTCCTGTAAAGGATACTAGTTGAGTACTCTTAGCGGCGAGAGATTTCCATCCCTGTGATCCGAGATCCAGGTCTAGGGCATCCGAAATTGGCTGATGCTTGCTTATGTACCGCTGATGAGCCTAGGGTTTTTTAATTATGTGTGAGCCATGGACACGAACTTGTATGTGTCCGTTGTAATATTCATTTGATTCTAAAACTCCTCTTAATATCTGTTCTTTAAGCTCAATGTAACTACATTCTGCTTTACTAGCACAGTAGTAAAGTATCTCTCTGCTAAAATTATCTTTGCCTAATTGTTCTACATCTTTGTTTAACTGATCGTTACTACCGTAATAGTCCATCCAGTCGCTGTCAATTTTACTTCTAATCTTTTTCTTTTTCTTGGTGCCGTTTTTTAATTTTACAGTCTTATAAGTTGTTTTACTAAATTTTGCTAATTTTTTGCCTATATATTTTCTGCCAGTGGTTAGATTTGTTATAAGATAAACAAATCCAACACACTCTTCAGGTAGTTCAGTAATCAATTGTCCTTGATAAGTCCAAGACATTTCTCACTTAGCAGCCTTGGCTTCCTTGCGAGCGTTTTTCTCAGCAGTAATTTCGTTACGACGAGTCTTGATCAACTTGCCTAATTCAGCAAGAGCTTTGCGACTGCGTGTTCCTGCAGCACTGTTGCCACTGGTAAATTTAGCATCTTCGGCTAAAAATGTTTCAAATGCGGTTTGGATGTCTGTTGTTGTGTTACTCATTATTGTTCTCTTTGTTAATTTTAGTTCTCCATCCAGGTTTTTTCCTGTTGTCGACTTTGATATTTTTATGTTCTCGATAAACTTCTGGAATGGCTTTATTAATATCTACTGCTAGACGCCTAAGTTTTCTCATAGACCGATTAAGATCAGTCATCCCATCATTACTTATTTTTTTTATATAATCGTTGTGTCGATTATGATATTCTACAGCAATATCAATAAATTCAGAATACAATCGTTTATATTCGTCTAGTTTAGGTGTTGACATAGTCTAAATCATTACTATAGCTAGTAAATCCATTTTCTTTGATTACTCGTAGTACGTTGTTTACACGGCCTACAAGCTCGTCTTTGTGACTTATTAAGTATATATTCTTATTTCGTTCTCTGGCCATTTTTTTCAATACAGCCAACGCATTTTCAACACCGGCTGAGTCCATTCCGGCATCTACTAGCTCGTCTACAAACAGTAAATTGATGGGTTGATATAAACTTTCCCAAACATCGCGGAATGCCCAAGACAGCCCAAGTATCAATCTGTTGCGCTCGCCACGACTGAGATTGTCAAAATCTAAATCTTGTCCTAGCTGTGTGATCTCTACAGTAAGATCATTTTGGAATACAACAATGTGTGGTAGTCCTAGTTTATCAATATAGTAGGCTAACCGTTTATTTAAATGTGTTAGATTTTGATCAATGATCTTTTTACGAATAAAACTATCTTTGTTGGTCAACAATTTGTACAAAAATTCTTGATGGTCACGTAATTTACTAAGTTCATTGATTGTATCCCACGAAATTTCCTGAATTGCTGTGTTCTGTAGTTCTTCAATTTGCTCTTCGTGTGGATTTTTTTCTTCTATTCTTGAGGTCAGTTGTTTTTCTAAGTTGTCTAGATTGTTTTTATGTCCTAGTGCTGCAGCTTCTGTATCATAAAAGGTCTGTGGTCTATGTGATTGTTCGCCAATTGCGGTCAACTCGTTGACAATTTTATCATAGTCATCTTTGATTTTTGTAAGATACGCAGTGGCATCCGTTACAGAATTAATAACCGCAGAAGTCATTTCTTCGTGTTTATGATCATGTAGGTCTTGTTCACATGCCGGACAAGTTTTGCCTTCTAATTTTTCTAACTCTCGGAGATATCTATTAAGAGTTTTATCACCTTGTATCACAGCAGATTCAAGTGTGGCTTTTTGTTTTTGTAAACTAATAATCTTGGAGTTGTTTTCCTCCCAGACTTTTAATGATTGATGTAGCTGTAGTTCTGTTTCAATATCTACGCTTTCTAATTTCATTATTGCTTTACCGAGATTTTCAATATCAGTATCACGTTTGTTGTTCCAAGCGGCACAAGTTAATTTTATTCTGTCTATGCTTTTTTGTACATTTTCGTTGGCAGTTTTAACACCTTCTATACGAAACTGTTCAGTTTGAATTAGATCTTTAGTACTTTTAACCAGTACTTTGAGGTTCTCGGCTTTTTCACTGAGCAGTGTAATTCCTAGTAATTGCTCAATTATTTCTCGTTGGTCTGCCGCCTTCATGCTCAAGAATGGTTCAGTGTATGTGTTTAATGCTACCAAATGTTTGAACATAGTATGCGACATTTCCAGCATTTGTTCAATGGCTTTTTGTGTTTCTCTACTATCGCCTTGACTGTCGTCTTCTTCTTGGCTGTCTTTGATTTCTTGATCATTGACATATAGTTTTAATACATTGGGTTTACGACCACGTTCAATACGATACTTAACGTTGTTCTTTTCAAACTCAACAGTGACCAACATGCCCTTGTTATTGACTTTGTTGATTAAGTTTTCTTTTCGTATGTTAGTTAATGCCTGTCCATACAAAGCATAGCTCAAGGCATTAATAATAGTGGTCTTGCCAGTTCCGTTTCTTGAGCCAGTGTCATCGCCACCAAGGTCGTAGTTACTACCTAGTACAAGTGTAAGATGCTCTCGGTCAAAATCTACTGCCTGGGTTTGATTACCCACGCTCATAAAGTTGCGGACGGTTATATTTTTAATATTAAACATTCAAGCTATCTAGTAATCGTTTTTCTAATGGGCCAAATATTCTTAGAATATCTTCGGGAATTTCTGCGTTTCTGTCTACAGGCATATACTCGTGATATCCTCTTTTAAACATGTCTTGTCCAGCAAGAATTTGTTGTCTAATATGATTGGGATCTTTGAACTCGGCTTGATTTAGCTCTTGGTGAGCAAAAGTTTCAATCTTGTATTGGATATCTTCCACAGTACCCCAATAAGTTAAATGCCATCCTCCGCGTGGAATCACAGGAAATCCGTATTTGATATTTCGTAACCCTTGTGGAGTTTGTTCTTGAGCATAGCGGTTAGTACTAATAGTAGTACCACGGATTGGTATTTTCTGCTTTTGATTAAAATTATAAGCAAAATGATCTTGTTCAATAGCAAAGGCTTGCCAGTCAGCACTGAAGTTACCTTGACAGATTTTAATACAATCTCGGTGTGGAATTTCATCTAGATCGCTGATCATAATTAGGGCATCATCGGGAAATAGTTTCAGTGCTTCCCCAATATGGTTGCGTTGTGCGTTTTCTAGTCGCCAAGGACCAGTATCGTAATCCCGTTCGTGCGCAGGTCTTGAGTCAAATGGAAATGCTTCACGAGTTGTGATAAAAGGAAAGTACAATAACTTATCGAGGTACTTGTGATATCTTCGCATGTTGTTTAAAAAATGGAACGGTTTCGTGTGTCCACTTTGTGTAATATTTGATTCAACTAGTACAAAATAATCTACATGATTGTACAAATATTCCAATCGACCTTCCAACACATCAAACTCGTTGAAAAACATAAAACTGTCTACTACAATAGTCATTTTAAATATTCCTATATATTTCTAATAATACATTCTTATCAAATTGTTCTGAATCAATGTTAACTAATTGATCAGTAACAATATGATCTACAGATTCAAATTGTTGATCTGGATTGTCATCTATAGTACCTTCAACATTTACTTTGTCTTGAATAAGTCCAATATCTCTAATATCAAAATCTTTGACAAATGTTTCTTTGACATAGTTGGCTTCTTCATAACTGATATCAATATCTAAATGTACTCTAAGGTGCATTTTAGATTTCATAATTTCATCTTTGCGATCAATGAGTTCGCTTAACTTGATTGTACGATACTTAGGGCAATCAGGCCAATCTATAAATTCTGGTTTGCCTCCCCATTCCAATATCATCATACCACGCTCGTCGTCCCAATTGTCAGCATAATTGTGCGGAAACGCATTGCCGATATAAATGATATGATCTTTTTGTTGACGTTTGTGGAAGTGGCCGCTGAATACATAATCAGGACCGTTAAACACATCAGCTTTGAGTTCTCCATGATCTGGCATTTGTACCATAGCATTCATAAAAAAGTGCGGTAGTTCAAAATGTCCAAACACATATTTGGATTTAATATCTTTCATCGAACGCCACTCGTCGCCGACTAACCAAGGGACTAGTGTAACATCGCCTAATGTTGTAATTCCTTCTACCACGGTAACTCCGGGAATATGACGACCAAAAGCACTGCTATGGACGTCTCGTTTGTCTTTGTAGAACAAATCGTGATTACCAGGGAACCAAAAGAATTGTTCAAACGCGGCACCTAGTTTTTCGAGTAATTTGATAGATGTGTTAAGAGTAAACAGATTAAGGTTATTTCTGTTATGGCTCCAGTCTCCCATAAAAATACAAGTTTCACAATTAGCTTTTTTAGCCTCTTGTATAAACCAGTCTACAAATTCTTCACAGTCTTTTAAATGTACAGTTGAGTTACTTTTTAAACCTACATGCAAATCTGTAAATACTGCTACTTTTTTAAATAATGGTGTCATTGATATCTTTGTTGTATAGCCTCATAGGGCTATACAAGTTTACAGTTCTTAAGCGCAGAAGTCAAGCCTATTATGCTTCAACTTCTCCATCTTCGTCGACATCGACTTCTTCGCTTTTTGGCATACGTAGATTTTTATAAATCTCAGCCTGGCGTGCTATTTCAGAAGCATAGATTTGACTGTTCTGTCGAGTCATACTGGGAGTAAGACCGTTTTCTTCTAGCAGGTCATCTCGAATATTTTGACTTTTCTTTTCAATGTTAAGAATGCGAGTAAACGAATTTGTAACAGCGGCAGTATAATAGGCAAATGGATTTTCTGACTTTGATTCATCAAACTGTAGACCAATTTGACTTAGCTGTAGAATGGCCTGGCCTTTCATTTCGTCAACATAAGTGTATCCTCGCCAGTTGCTACGCTGTGCGTAACGCTCTGACAATTTGATAAACATTTTACCTAGATTTTCTGTGATACGTCCGTGATCTTTACAAAATATCCCAGTATCAATGGCACCTTTCCAATGACTTTTACCTACACAGATCAACTCGTCCTGGTCATTGTATTTCCAATGTTGATAAGGAGGAAAGTTAACTTTATCGTGACTGTCAGCACGAGTTTTGGTTGTCTTTTTACGTCCCGGAGCCAGGGGAATATGATCAAAAGTCATAATTCTTATAACCACATCTGTTTTGGGAATAGATTTGTAGTCGGGAGTTAGCTCTAGTAGTTTGACTTTTTTATCTCCATTTGCTCTTGCTTCGGCAAATGCCTGTAGACCAATACGTTTGGCACGAGCACGCTTGGCGTCTGCTACTGTACGTATGTTAATTTTACTTACATCTGTGAGTATAATATCGTATTGACTATATTCTGGTTTTGTAAAACTAGAATAACTACATTTACTACGATGTATTTCTAATAAGAGGTCTCGGTTGTTGAGATATTTTACTTTTCTTGGAAGTGCGATTGGTGTCGTCATCTTGTTATTATTTTCCTTATGCGCTAGTTATTATAGCACAGAAATGGGTAAGGTCAACCGGTTTGTAAATATATTAGCAGATTATTTATCGCTAAATATCATATAAAGGA